TGCTAAAGCAGCATTGACTTGTTCTTGCGTGTACTTTGCAGTTGCCATATATATCCCCTAAAGTTCCTTTGCCATTACAGACCATTGTGGGCTGTAACCTTCGTCTTTTAAAAATGTCTTTGCCCAGCCTCTTCGGCCTGCCAAAGTCACCCTGGTGCAGCCGACAGACTTGCCCCAGGATTCGATCAATGGTCGCATCCGTGAGAGTTCATCTAGGTCGCCACCAGCCAGAAAATAATGCAAATTCTTTAGCCTGGGATAGACAATGATCTCTGTCAATACCACCGAGTCTTTGGCTGGCCACAGCTGTAATCTGTGATCTTGGACCATCTCAGCGACATCGTCAAAATTATGTGTGCCTCCACTATATTCTAAGGCAGCCTCCACATGGTGGCGCAGCCTGTCCAAATGTTCTTGGTCGCTCATCGCTTGCCAGCTGGGATGGCCTCAAGCCTCATCACCCCAATGCGCCAGTCGGCCAAAGTGTCGCCAGTCACCTTCACATTGACTTGCCGGCCAGAAAATCTGACGCTAGTTGGGTTGGCTGCCGTATATGGTCCAAATGTGGATTGTGTGCCAGTCGGGTAATTGCGGGTTTTAAATGAAACCACCGCCTCACCCAAGGTTTGCTCATCGGGAATGACCTGACGCACAGACATGATGTTGTCGCCATTACCCAATTGGACTGGGCCAGACTCGGCATAAAGGCTGGCGCTGTCATAGGCAAAACCGACCTCATGCTCGTAGACAAAGCCATCAGTTGAAACCATCAAAGGATTGGCAAACACCCCAGAGTCAGCACCAGCAGTTCTGGCCAATAATCCTATGTTCCAGTGGTTTTCGCGGTAGTTGAAAGTGACATAACTGTCGTTTTCAGTGCTTCCACTGCTTGGGTAATACCACCAGATTTCACCATATTTGCTATTGTGGACAGCATAGACCTTGGATGCCTGGTTAAAGTTCAAATTGTCAAAGACATAGTCAGACACATCACTTGGCAGTGGCTTGACGTAGCCGTCATAAATCCAGAAGCCAGCCTTACTCATCCAAATGGCTGCCGTATCAATGGCCGCCACCGCTTGGGCCGAAATGAGGCCGCAGCCTGATCCGGCCTTTTCAAAGCCATAAACAAATGGCGCGCCAACATACTGGGCCGTGTGGACATCCACATCTGTAAACAGTAGGTTTACACCCTTGACCCTCTTGCCAGCGATCAATGTGCCAGCCGTGGCCAGTTCATAGTCACCGGCCAGATTGTCGCCTGCCGGTGTCCAAAGGGTATTGTTCTCTTGGTCGCACCATTGCACCTTGCGTGGATTACCACCAGCGCCAAGGGCAAACAGAATGCGCTCTTGGGTGACCAGTAATGCCTTGTTGTTGACTGGCGCATTGGTAATGGCCGCTGCAAGGGTTGGCGTTGTAAAGCCTAATTGCCACTCATAGAGCTTGCCATCGGCATTGGAGCAAGCCACCAAATACTCACCCCAAGTGTCCATGGACCATGTGGTGGCTGGGGTAATTGTTCCAGTGTCGGGTCGTGCCGTGCCATAGGCTAATGAGCCATAAGTGCTGTAACCATAGCCTGTCGTAGACACTGCATTGGCAATGCCGGCTGTGAACCCAGTCGGTGTGATTTCTTTGAGTGTCCCAGCCTCATTCATCGCATACAGCTTGGTATGCGTACCAGCTGCAATGAATCGGTTGGCACTGTTATCGCGCCAAGTAATAAATCCACGGCACAGACCAGACATCTGGCCAGTTGCCCGTTTTCTCCAGCCACCCATGGGCCGCAAAGTGTTCTCATACCAGCGCACTAGGTTTGCGTCATACCATCGGCCTGCTGATTGGTATTCAGTGCCGTTTCTGTAAATGCCTGGGGGTAATTTGATTGGTATGTACATGGCAGTGTTTAGGTAATGTTTGAGACAAAGCTCATTGTGACAATGGCTGATGGGACTGCTGGCCGTGTGGGGCTTGTTCCGGCAGGGTATTGCTCAATAGTGACACCGACATCGGTTGGTCTCCACATTATCTCAATATAGTTGGTCGCATTTAAGCTGACAAAGTAATTCATGGCAGCAATGATATGGAATGGGTCGCCAACACCCTTTCTGGGTGCAAAGCCAAAACGGCTGTTTGAGTTGGCCACGTTTGTGCCATTGACCCGAAACCAGACATCCACATCTTGAGATGAATTTGTCGTGTTTGTAAACTGAATAGAAAACTGCAAGTTCCAGATTCCGGCATCGGCCACAGTGATTCGGCTGCTACTGGCTATTGTCACGCCATTGGAAAAGTCTGTGGTGTTGAATGTGACCGCATAGGCCGTGGTGGTGTTGGCAGCCACTTGGTCTGTGGAATCTTGAAATGCCCCATGAGGCGCATTTATGAACCGGCCACCTCTTGGTCCAAACAAAGACCCCAGCACACTTGACAGTTTTTTGAAGTAAATGTTCAAAGAACCATTGTTCTCGTTGAAATGCCTGCGCTCATACACCTCGGTCGGATAACCAAGGTTTGGGACTACTGGATTCTCAAGTTGTTGGGTTTGGCTTGCCATGGTCTAATTTTGCCACCTTATGCCATGTCTAAACCAGCGGCCTTGACTTCTGCGACCCGCCTTGCCCATCCCTTGCCAAAGGTTGGCCAAGTGGGCAGATCGTGCAAAAAAGACAAGCGCCTGTCGTTGTAGGCACTGACCAGCTCATTGGCATCCATACTGGCCACGGCCTGCAAGGTCTTGGGGCCAATGCCGCCATCAGGATCGACACCCACAGCTGCTTGAAGCCACTTGGCAGCCCTGCCTGGGCCAGAGTTGATGGCAGCGTCAAAGACGCAATAATCGACACCGGCAGGCAGATCATCGCCCTTGACCTTGTCCCAATATTTGGCTTTGTACATGGGGCCGACAATTTCTGGGGTCAGGCCGCGCATGGTCTTCTCATCAACCTCATGGCCCACCCACTCCTCCCAGACCCGTTTGGTCACACCAAGGTTGGTCATACCACCTGGGTCAGCTGGGTGGTTGACATATCCACCTTCATGGTGCAAGACAGCTTTCAAGCAAGATTCAAAGTTCTCTTTCATTTTTTCACCCTATCTGCAATTTTTTCCATAGTTCGGCCACCAAAGTAAAACGACATGACCAACATCCCCCACTGGCCCAGTAATTCAACATAGGCGCCACGGGTTTCATATTCAAAGATGGATGCAATGGCAAAGCCAGAATAGGCCACCAAAAGGAATATAAGGGTTGCTGGCCGTATATTTTTAGACAGCCAAGAGTCACTGGCCATATCAGCTTCAGCGCGTCTGGTGACGTTCTCTTGCTCCACCTCAAAGAGCTTGGTCTCGTTTGCCATCTTGGCCAGCTCACCATCTTGGAGCATTTTGGCCAGTTCAAACTGAGCCTTTGCTTTGGCCTCTGGATCAGGTATCAGCTTGTCGATCAGTTTCCCGCCCACTTGCAGCAGCGCATCTAGTCCCATCATCTTTTCTCTCCTTTGGTTTGTCGTCTTCAGATTGGTTGAGTTTGATTCCGCTTAAAAACCCGATCATGCCCCCGATCAGGGTGCTGAATGCTGGGCTGATCATTTTGAAGATTTCCCCGTTGTCCACTTCCTTGGCCCACAAACCGAGGATAAAGGCTGCGACCATGGCCAAAACTGAGATGCACAATGTAATGCTCACCATAAAGGTGACATAAAAGGTCAGCTTCTCTTTTGTGTTTTCCATCAGTCACCTCACACATAAAAATCTAATTTTCTGTTTGTGAAAATCTCAAGCCTTATTTCTTGCTGTTCTGCTTTTTTGCAATATAGCTCAAACAGTAAGTCATCTAGCTTTTCCTCTGCCTTGGCAGCCTTCACAATTGCTCTGTATTCTTCTTGGTGCTTCTCTATTCGTCTTTGAGTGCCATCAGTTTTCTGAGGGTAACCAGTAGCATCGACAATGGGAAACCAGCGGATTTTATCAATCGTCATTTTGGTTTCTCCCTTTGAACAGCTCGCTCGTAGAAGTAAAGCACCTTGCCTCTCAGCTCTTGGGAATCAGCGACACCGGCCCACTCGGCAAGTTTGTTCCAGATTCCCACCAGCTGATCGGCAGAGCAAGTGTCCCCGTTTCTGGTTAGCCAGATGGACATCTGCTCATGCCTAGTGCTTGGGTTTCCGATCCAGCTGACGCTGTATAGATCGATGGGGTTGCACCTTGTCTGCTGGGCCAGAACAAGGAAAGATAATAAAAGTATTAAAAGAATGGCCCATCTCACGACATGGCCCAAATGATGATGTAAAAACACCAGACGACAGTAATGCAAAAAAGGGCTGCGCTCGTAAAAGCAAAAGCCCAATCTTTCATTTTTTAATCCAAGTCTGCCAGACAGCACCAGCGGCCATGATTAAACCGCCCACCCACAGAATAGGCTTGGCAGCAGAAGCCACCCATCCCAAGACCTTAAAAGCCCCATCAAGAGCCTTTATAGCCTCGACAAGACCTTTTGTATTCCTGTCTATGTCATCTACCTTAGTTTCAACTGCAAGCAGTCTGTCGTAGATTTGCTTATGGGTGACTTCGTTTTCCATGATTAGGCATTTCGAGCCGCTTCAGCCGCAGCCTGTGCCGCCTGATAAGCCGCAATAACTTCAGCAGTCCAGACTGTATTGCAGATTGCAACGACATTGGCTGGAACGCCTGTCAGGTCTTGTGCGGGTGATAGGCTAGAACGATGGAATGTTTGGCTTAGTTGAACGCCATCTTCCATAATGCGTGTGGCCTCACGATAGAGAATAGACCCATTTTCTTGAACAGTAATTTGGTCAACGATTGTAATTTTGGTTAAAGACATTTTGATTTCCTTTCAGTTATGTCCGACTAAGCCATCCGACTTAGTTATGCTACTCGGTAACTCATAGCCAAGCCTAAAATACAAGCTGGGTTTCCAGATTTTAAATTTGATGCTATTATTTCTGGTGATGAATCAGTTGCACCTTGACTATCTCTAAAAAGATAAATCTTAGGGTCACCTTGATAAATTGCCGCTTTATTTGGAGAATTTGATGACCAGTCATAAGTGTAACCAACAGCACAAGACTGATATTCACTAGCACCTACTGGTGTAAATGGCGTGCCAGCAATACGCACACCATTAGTGGCAGTTCCCACACTAAAACCAGTCAGATACAAATACATTTGAAGATGTACTGTGTTTCCTATCTTTTGATAAAACCCCTTTTGTGGACCATAAGTAATAGAACCAAAAGCCCCAGTATTAGGTGAATATGTAGGTGTCCAAGTCCCTTCCTCATAATCGTCTAGCGTATTAGCGTCTGTACTGGCTGACTGACTTGCAGGAAAGGTGATGCCTGCACCGCTTGTAGATGGGGTTGCTGCACCAACACTTAATGTCGTTGAATGAGTGATTCGAGTGCCATCTGTGGTGACTCCAGAGATTCCTCCAAAAGCACCAGCGTTGTTGTACTGCACTTGTGTGGTTGAACCGCCTGGAGTACCGCCACCACCGCCACCAGAAGCCGCAATCGTAATTGCACCCGCAGCATTGGTAATCGTGACGTTTGTTCCAGCAGTCAATGTTGCCTTGGTCAGCGTGTTGCCTGTGCTGTTACCAATTAACAGTTGACCATCGGTGTAACTTGTCTGACCAGTACCACCATTTGCGACTGGCAAAGTTCCAGTCACACCAGTGGATAAGGGTAAGCCAGTTAAGTTGGTTGCAACGCCACTGGTAGGTGTTCCCAATAAAGGTGTGACAAGTGTTGGACTTGTTGCAAAGACCAAAGCACCAGAGCCTGTTTCACCAGTAACTGCTGCCGCCAAATTTGCGCTGCTTGGAGTCCCAAGAAAAGTGGCAACGCCTGTCCCAAAACTTGATATGCCAGTACCGCCTTTTGCGACCTTCAGCACTGGGCCGGCATCAAACAATGCGTCAATGCTGTCCAAATCTGTATTGATCTTTGTTCCCCAGGTATCAGTGGATGCACCGACTTCTGGTTTGGTCAACAATAGATTCGTTGTGGTTGTATCTGCCATTTTCTACCCCTATGCGGCTATTTGCCAAGATTCACTATTATCCGCAATTGCAGTCCAAGTTTCACTGCTATCTGCAATTGCATCCCATGTTTCTGATGTGTCTGTGATCGGTGTCCAAGTCTCTGAATTGTCAGAAATTGCATCCCAAGTTTCTGCCGTATCAGACTCAGGGACCCATTTTAGATTGCCAGCAATCGTCATGGATGACTGGCAAGTGAAATCAATTGCACTGGTCTGTATGCGTGCGCCATTGACTGTCATGCCAGACTCAGCCGCGATCAGCACCGACTGGTTAACGATCACGCTAGTGCCAACAGTCAGCGTGGCAAAGTCTTCAATCAGGATTTGAACCAGTGGGACTCTGACAGCCGCCACAGACATGGTGCTGGTATCCACCGATGCAAATGCCCCAATGGCCACTCTGGTGGCCGCAAAGCTGGCGCTAGAGCTTGCCGCAAAGGTCGATGCACCTATGGCATACCGAACCGCATTTGCGGCCATGGTGCTGGTGCTAGAGGCCGTGGCTTGTGCTACCGCCACTCTTTGTGCAGCAGCTGTCGCACTGCTAGATGCTGAAACCGAGAATGAGGCCGTCTTGACCACAGTGGCCGAGACAGTCTCTGTGCTTGAAGCTGAAACAGAAAACGCGCCTTTGCAGACGCGTTGACCATTGATTGCAGCCGTGCTGGTGGCCGCGAAAGTAACCGCCCCAAGGCTTACGCCATAGGAATACTTTCCTTGTCCATATGGGCCAGAGCCGTATGCTGCCATGTCATGTCAATGTGACGTCAAGGTCGCCAGCTGGGATGCGCAGCACATCGCCATCATTGATAGTGCGAGCTGTGGTCAGCGCTGCCCAGGCTAATAGATTACCGCCAGTGCTTGCATCAAAAATGCCGGCCCAGCCAATTGATCCCCAATTGCCACCGCTGGCAGCTGCAAACTCGATGGCCGCTGCGTTTGTTGCGTTTGTGGGGCTTGTGCCGGAGATGGTCATTGTGCCAGTCACCACGCGAGCATAGGCGCTGCCAGACACTTCAGTGCCGCCACCAGTGTCACTGGGTGCAGCCGTGAATAGTCCAACATACCAAGCAGTGGGGCGTGTGGCCGTGCCATTGGTCAAGAGCCAGGTTAAAACTAGGCTTTCTGTAAAGTCGGTAAAAGATGACATGGTCTAGTCCTTATCCAAAAGTCTTTGCACGGGTTAGCAATGCACCACCAGAAGATGCACCGCGATCATCGGCAGTTTGTGAGTCGTTCAAGGCTCGCTCATACAGCGTTGCCCATGTCTGGATTCTCGCATCATCTTGCAAGTATGGTGCAGCCTGCAATAGCGATCCATACAGATAAATGTCGGGGTTTGATGTCAAAAGCCAGTTGGTGGCCACAGTGCTTGATAACTTTGTCAACTTAGCGTAATAGGTCAGCTCAGTTGTATATGTTGCGTCTGGTGTCGGGACAATTCGGAATTGACCACCGACCACACCAAAGAATCTAGGCTTGCCACTTCCAGTGTATTCAGCTGCCTTGTTGTCCAAGGCATCAATGCTCAAAAATTCCAATGGAGTCTGGGGATTTGTGCTTGTGAGCTTGAGAGATTTGGTCTCCAAGAAGTCACTTGGCACAGCGCCATATTGCGCATCAAAAGACGCATTGGCCCTGACAATCATCTGCCTGGTGCGCAGTGTGCGCTCCACTTGTGCCTCGGCCAGAGAGATAAAGTCAGGAATGACAGAAGTCAGGTCCGACCGATTAAGCCAGTCACCAATGGATGTCTTCAGTTCTGTATATGTGCTAAGTGCCATCTTTCGCCTCTTTGTCCATTTCCTCTTTCACAACCCAAGTGTGAGGGTGGCCAAACTCAAAAGTGCCAATGTGGCCAATCTCTTGAGAAACATCATGGTCGATGTAGACCTTGTAACCCAGCTCTTGAGCTTTCTTACAAAAGAACACATCCTCACCCATGTAGCCCCGTGTGGTCTGCCAAGGCATATCAAACCATGGCTCAGACATACCCTCAAACACCTCTCGCTTGATCAGCATTATGCCCGTTCCAATGCTTCCCACCTCTTCCAATCCAGTCGAATCTGGCATGGTGTAGACGGGGATTCGTTTGCCATCAGCGTCATAGTTCTGGGCCGTTGGTCCAGTTGGCATTCTGCGCCTGGCACAGTTGGCCGCCACAATGTGCTTGTCGTGCTTCAGCAGCCGCTGGACCATGTCTTGTGGAAATGTCATGTCTGAGTCAATAAAGAGAATGTGTGTGCATCCCTCTCTCATGGCATCCAAGCAAAGGTCAGCCCTTTGGTTTTGAATGATTGTGCCTTGCATCAATTTCAGACTGATAGCGTCTTCGGTGTTGAGTGTGTGATAAGCCACCATATTGACCATGCAATAGCAATAGTTGGTGTGGACTTGATCACGGGCAGGGGTGCAGACTGCAATGTAGTTCATACTTTCCCAGGTCTAGTTCTAAAAAATTGATTGTCGGAATCGTTGAGCCATTTTTTCATGTACTCCTGGTCATCGATCTTGCCCTCGGCCTTCATCTTGTAATAAAGGGATTCGGGGATGGATGCCACCAAGTGCCATTCACCGGTCCAGTTGGCTTTCTCGTCTGTGGCGTTGTATAGGGCTTTGTTGGCCTCTACCACCGCAGTCACATCTTGTTCTGTTTGGATCGTCACATCGCCAGTCTCAGCATTCTCATGCCAATAGCGTTTGATGCCTTGATCTTTGTTTTCGCTAAATAGTCTTTTGTGAATCATGTTAAAAAAGAGCCAGAT